ATATCTAACAGCATTACGTCCCCATCCGCTGTCTTAAGGGCGTCTATTAGTTCCTGACACCAAATCCCTTTTTTCTTGGCCATTGCAACAAAGTGCTCATTAACCATAGTGAACTCACCGCTAAGGGTGGAGTACACATAGAGAACAGAATAATCTGGCTCTATTGATTGAGAACATCCTTGTATATAAGAGATGGTTGCCGTAGGAGCAATTGCCATCACATTACTGTTTCTCATCCCATGCTCAGCGACTAAAAGTCTAACCTCGTCCCACTCTTCAATCGTTTCAAAGTCCTCTTTTTTATACACATTTTCTGGGCTATGCTTCTCTCTCTGGTTCATTAGGTCGCAATATGTATCTATAGGGAAATTGCCGTTATCCCATTCGGAACCCTCAAAAGAGGGGTATGCACCCTTTTCTTTGGCTAGTAAAGCAGAGGTTTTGATGGCATGAAACGAGATAAACTCCTGTATTTTACCGCATATAAGCACGGCATCCTTTGAATTATAGGGTATTCCTAGCTTATGTAGAATATCATGAGTTCCCATTATCCCTAAACCTACAGGCCTGTGCGAAAGGTTTGATTTTTCAGCCTCTTTTGTCGGGTAGAAATTTAGGTTTATAACATTATCAAGGCCTCTGACTGCCGTCTCCACTGTCTGTTGGAGCTTCTTCCAGTCAATAGTTCTTACTTTCAGATGGCTAGCAAGATTAATACTTGCTAAATTACACACGGCAGTTTCACCAACGTCAATGACCTCTCCCTCATAATATTCTGTAGGCTTGGTGTGTAGGAAAATTTCTGTACACAAGTTGCTACTGTGAACAACGCCTTTGTGTTTATTACTGTATCTGATATTTGAAGAATCTTTAAAAGTGATCCAAGGGTGTCCAGTCTCATATAGAGCCGTGAGAATCTTTTTCCAGAGCTCTTTAGCATCTACAACCCTAAAGTTTTTAATATCTCCATCGTTAGCCATCTTTATATATTTCTTATAGACTTTAGTAAACTCTTTACCATAAGTCTCATGTAGTTCTGGGCACTCCGCAGGGTCAAACAGATACCAGTCTCTTTTTTTAGAAACTGCAACCATAAATTCATCACATACCCATAGGGCTGTGTTCATGTCGTGACATCTGCGTCTATCGTCGCCAGTGTTTTTTCTCAGCTCTAAGAAGTCGTCAATGTCTAGATGCCACGGCTCTAGATATGAGCAGCCAGCGCCTTTTCGTTTACCCCCCTGATTAACGGCAACGAGAGTGTCGTTAAATATCTTGAGCCACGGAACAAGGCCAGAAGAATTGCCGTTTGTCCCTTTGATATAACCTCCCGTAGCTCGAATAGAAGACCAGTCCACCCCAAGACCTCCAGCATACTTTGATAACCTAGCCTGATTATGTATTGTTCCAAAAATACCATCAATGGAGTCATCGACAGTACTCAAGTAGCAAGAAGATAACTGAGACCTGTTTGTTCCGCTATTGAACAGTGTTGGCGTAGAGGGGGAATAACGAAACTCCGACATCATGTCGTACATTTCTATTGCTCTTTTTTCTTTGTCATCTTCTCCGACGCATAAGCCCATCGCCACCCTCATGTAGAAAGCCTGAGGGGTTTCCATTCTATTTCCGTCGATGTGGATAAAGTATCTATCGTAGAGCGTTTGAACGCCGAGATACTTAAAAGATCCATCTCTGGGTTGCTCTAGTTTTTCTGCTAAAGCGTCTAAATCATATAATAAAAGGGTATCACTGAGGCGCCCCTCTTTAACCATCGTTTTAATATTTTTAACGAACGATTTTTTGTATTGGTCTATGAATGTTTCACTCTCTACAGTTTTCCCAAAAACTTCTTTGTAGAGATTATTCAACAGCATTCTGGCTGCTACGTATGCGTAGTTTGGCTCCTTCTCTATTTTAGATCTTGCCGACAAGATAAGGGCTTGGTTAATCTCTGTGGTTGGTATTTTGTTATAGAGCTGTAGGCTGGCGTCTAAAACTACTTCACTGACAGAAACCTCTTCTAGCGAACCGCAGGCTCTTTCAACGCATTTATTAATTTTATCAATGCAAACATCTTCAAGTCTTCCGTTCCTCTTCTTGATTTTAATATTATTCGTCATGATCTCACTGTGGCTAAAGAATCTAAAGGTATAAAAAAAACGACACTTATAAAAACAGAGAACAGAGCAAGTAGCTCTTGATGTTCTCTGCGCCTTTCGGCGGGTCGGAGTGAATGTTGCTAATCTGCTTTGTAATAAAGCTAGACTTTAGTAATCCCCGAACATTTTATTATAAGTATCGTTGTTGATATTTGCAAGCCCAAAAAGGCCTTACACAAGATTAAGCCCCGAAAAAGCTGCTCTTGTTTTCATCGTCCTCTGAGGTTGCTTCCGGCTCCGGTTCTGGTTCCGGTTCCGGTTCCGGTTCTGGAGCTGGTGCTGGCTCTGGGGCATTTTTTTCTACCCCAAGCTCTGCTGCCATCGAAGTAAAAACCTCAATAAGTTCACTCTGAGACTGATGTCCCAGAATTACCTTGTCCAGCATCGCCCGAATAACTTCTTTATCTGTCATTTTAATCTCCTTGATTATTTCCATGAATCGCTTGCAATATTTTGTCAGCCATCGATAGCTGTGTTTGATGAAGCGAATCTTCTAGTTTATCTATCTTATTATCAATCTTTATCTCTATTCCGTCAACCTTATTTTCTAAAGAATCTAATCTTCTTGATATTGAATCATTAACTTTTTCTTCCAGCATAATAAGTTTACTCCCGTGTTTTATCACAGTGTGAAAAACCCAGCCTATGACGGGCAACGCTACGAGGCCCACTATTTGCGCTATATCATTGATGTCTGACCATTCCATAAGAGGTCTCCCACTGGTTATAAAAATAAAAGAAAAAAAAGAGGGGAGGGTTACTCCCCCCTTTCCGTGATTATTACATACCAGTAATTGGTGCATAGTCGAAGAAGTCACCACCGCTTGAAACGGTAAGGGTCACGAAGTCAACCTTCATAACTAACTCACCCGGAATTGCCCGAGTTGGGTTGGCTGCGCTATCAGCCGCCCTGTCAGTCGCATTGCCATCAGCAATATCCCACATGTAAGTGCCGTTAAGCGATGTAGGTGAAGCAGCAGCCGTACCAGCACTATTAAGCCAGTTGACACGCATGTTGGTAATCTTAGCGCCACTATCTAGCGTGTGATTCCAGCTAAACTGATTGTTTCTAAAGGCTGTTAAGAGCTTAGCTCCAAAATCGCCTCGGAATCGAGCGATAGGTAGCTTGTCGCCAGCGCCCATAAACAATAGCTTTGTGTTAGAAACACCAGAAAGGGTATCAGAGGAACGAGCAATAACGTATTTGCCCTCAGCTGAATAGCCAAAAGTACCGCCAGATAAGGCTTTAGCGACATTATAAATACCGCTAGCGCCAACGTTTGGTAGCACGCTAGAGTCGGTTGTGTTTGCAACAGCATCGTTAAGCTGAAGAGCTTTTGTAATAACGTCACCAGTATTATCATTATTGATAATGGTTCCGCCCTGTGTCTGCGACGAGAAGGCGCCGCCTGTAGTATTCTTCAAATGAGAATTTGAACTTGGAACTGCCATGATATATGACTCCTATGAATAAATCTAAAATTTTATAATCCAATGATTATCCACAAAGAGTCCGGTTCCTATCTTATATTACACAAATTATCTAATATTTTATAAGACTTTATTCTTATTCCATGAATTTTTGAGGTATTAAACATATCATAATGCCCCTGAGACAGAACGGGGAAACAGCTAATGATATTAACATCTAGATTTTCTTCTATTAGCCTTGAGCAGATTATATTATCAAGAAGGTCATCGACTACAGACCCTGTTCCTAGTATAATTTCATCTGCCCCATTTTCTCGCAGTAGAAGGCATAGTTCCGGTAAGAACTCATTATCGGCAAGCCTGTACTCTACTACTGGGCGTATTCTAATGCCCTTACCCTTACAAATTTCGTAACATATCTTGAAGTCTTTTCTTATAGAATGAAGGTTGCCGTCTTCTGTGTCATATCTATTGACAACTAAATCTATAGTTTTAACACCCCTACTTTGACATAAGAGAATCTCATGAACCCTTATCTTTGTCTCAGATATTCCGTAAGGGAAATCAATTATAGCGGAGAAATCGCAATGATCGCGTATAAATTCTTCTCCTATGCGGGGTATGAGTCCAGAAGGCGTGCATATTTGATCAATATTATTCGTGCTAGCTTCAAATATACACGCCAATATTTCAGTATACCTAGACTCGTCGCATAGTAGTTCTATTCTCATTTAAGCTTTTGTAATGCCTTCCAGCTTTATTGACACGCCGTCTAGCAGTCTCCCTACTGTAGCCATTTTCTTCTCCTATCTCGTTCATTGTCATTCTAGAGATATGTTTCTGCTCTAGTAATGTGCGGTACTCCTCGGGAAAATCCATAAGTACGACGTTTATGTTTTCTTGTTCTGGCCCACAAACATCAAATGGTATATTTGTGAACTCCCGTTTTTTCTTCTTCAAATGGTTTTTTATAGCAAAGGTTAACTGTTGATATAAATATGAGGTGAACTTGACTTTTCTCTCTGGGTCAAATTTTTTAAGACATTCCCACAGCGTTACAAGCCTCATAGATGATAGGTCGTCGGGATCGACAAACCTATTATATTTCGAGCAAACTTTATCCATAATTTTTTTATAATCAACACACTTAACGGCTTCATCAATACTTCTGTTCATTAGAACTCCTAATAATAATACCACCAATTTTTTGACGTAAATCTTCAAACTTATTTAAATCACTCAGATACGAATCGGTTAACGAATCTGCCATGATATAATCAATTTCTCCCATAGATGAAACAAAGATAGACCAAAACTGCTTGTTGTCCACCTGTAGTTTCACCGAGTCTATGGCTTCTTTGAGGTCAGGTGTTACTGACTCCATGTTGCTGATATGTTTAGTATCGGTTAAAATATTCTCTATATTTAGTTTAACCTCGGTAGAACCAAAAAGTTTCCCTATTCCTATAAAAAATGTATATCTTCCCATGACTTTTACTGACTCTACACCCTCTATGTCCTCTAGCTCCTCTAACACAGCGAATGTTATGTCAAAATTAGTGTATCCAAACCAACAATCCCACCTATTGGAGGGTTTTAGGCATGAATCTACTGAAAATGCTCCATATGGTGTATAAATCACACTTGGGCCCGGATCAAAAAATTTCACTGGGTGTTCACCCATTTCTTCTGGGTGGGAATTGGCTAATAGTATATCTTCTAAAGCCGATAACCCTGAATCATTTTCTTCATAAAACTCTTCCGTAAGTGCATTCCAGCTCTGCCAAGCTATTCTCTTAGGCTCACTCATAACTGCCTCCCGTTAATGGTTTTGTACTTAGCACAGCATATTATACACACTATTTGAACTTGACATCTGTTGGTCTTATGACTAATTCTGACTTTTCTGGTTTTTGCATAAGAGCCTTGTATAGTGTCATGAAAATCGCCAAGTCTTCATCGCCTATGTTTTCTGCTTGGTCACGTAACTTTTCTAGTATGCTATCCTCATATTCACCCGAGTTAATCTGAGACATCATAAAGGCAAAATTCTCTAAATCTGAACTAGAGTCTCCCCATCCACACTTAAATAAGACGCTACCTGTCTCTCTGTCAACGTAGCAGTGAAAATAGCATGACTCATGGGGCGAATCTTCTGGTTGTGTATGTTGATAGTATTCCAATATAATATTCTCCTAATTTTTCAAGGGTTTCTTCTGAAGCTAGGCTTTCAGGGGTTCCAGCTCTGTGAAATCCATCTACGTATGGAAACTGTGTAAAATATACCGCCTCGCACTCATCATCAGAAACTCTTCTGAAATCAGTCAGTGTTATATCTAGCCAGCCATAAGAGTGATGTAGATACTCTGCACATAATTTTTTCAGACACTCATCCACAGATTCTGAATACATATGTCTTGAGATGGGTTTATCTCCATCTGTTAGCAATGTATTTCTCTTCTTGTCAAAAGAGTTGAACTTATTGTTAAATGCTACCGGCAGTAGAGTCAGCTTAATCTTCATCTGCTTCTTTTTCTTCTGCTTCAGCACCCTCTTGTGATTTTAAGTACTGGCTCTTGAGTTCTTGTACTATTTGAAAATTTTCACGGGCATCTTTAAAAGCTTCCAGCGAGTTTCTGAACTCTTCAAAAACGTTAGGATGGTCTCCTACGCCAACGGAAGAATTCATATAGACCCTCATGGTTAGCGCTGACTCGTCCATCTTGGCTTTGTAATGTGACTCTGCGGCCGCAATAAAATCAATATTCATAACTACTCCTTCTGTATAAAAAAGAACCCGACGCATCGTGCGCCGGATTCGTTGTAATCCAACCTCTTAAATGCACTATTCCGTTGCGCGAAGAGAGTCACCAACAATCCATGCTACACCCATTGCAACAACGGTATTTGCGGTATCTTCTGGAATCCCTAACACATCGTTAAGAACTACAACAACAATTGTACCAATTGCCGCCCAGAATCGTCTCGACTTAACTAAAGTCTTGAGTTTATCGACCATTTTAAAATCTCCTATAAAAATATTGACTGACTCGCTATTATTCTATCATCCATACACAATAAAAGCAAGTCTAAAATACGTTATCTTTAAACTTTTTGGCAGAGTTTTGCCAAGAAAATTGCTTTGCTGTCTTAATACCCTCTATATTCTG